AATCCGTACCCTTTCGTGGCAAAACCATACCTCAAAATCTATGGTGCAGGAAAGGCAACCTTGACCGTTCAAGCATCCTCTTATAACGCAACTTGGAACTTCTCCGCCCTTGATTCTTATACCGAATGCGACTCCGAACTGATGAATTTTTACAAAGGAACGAAGTCGAAAAACGATAAGGTCAGCGGCAGTGGTTTCCCCTGCTTGCAACCCGGCAAGAACACTATATCCTATACCGGAGGAGTAACTAAAATCGAAATTATACCGAGGTGGGTGATGATATGATTCCAGTTCTCTATGGCGCGGATACCACAAACTTCACCACCTTTGGTATAGGCGCACTTGCCGAAACCATCTCCTGCGAGGTTACCGAGGAACGCAATGGTGCCTACGAGTGCGTTCTTAAATACCCTATAACCGGGCGTCTTTATTCCGAGATACAAAAAGAAAGGCTCATTAAGGCAAAACCAAACGATATGTCAAGTGAGCAGGCTTTTCGTATCTACAGAATTACGAAGCCCCTCAAAGGTATTATCACTATCTACGCACAACACATCTCCTACGATCTTACAACGATTGCAGCAGTCCCCTGGACCTCTGGCGCGATTACGCCTCAGCTTGCCATTGAGCACGTTTTCAAAAATGCTCTTACCCCTCATAACTTTACCTTCAAAACCGATTACACCGTAGCAAAGGAATTCTCGGTAAACAAGCCGAAAAGCCTTCGTGCGGTGCTTGGCGGTGAGGAAGGTTCTCTTGTTAGTTTATGGGGCGGTGAGTTTGAATGGGATAACTTTAACGTGATTCACCATCAAGGGCGTGGCACTAACACAGGTGTTGTAATCGAGTATGGAAAGAACCTCACAAACCTTGAGCAAGACTCGGATAATACCGCTGTATATACCGACCTTCTCCCCTATGCAGTCAATAGCGACCTTGCGGGAAACGAAAGTGTTGTGACTCTCAGTGAGCAACTCTTACCGATTACTGACTCGACGCTTGTTCACAGGAAAACCCTGGTGATGGACTTTACGGACAAATTCGAGTCAGACGAAAGCATTACCGAGGATGCTTTAAGAGAAAAGGCTACTACATACCTTGAGAACAATCCTCTAGGTATCGAAACCCCTTCTCTCACCATTTCCTTTGAGCCTCTTTGGAAACAAGCGAACTATCCTGCAATTCTTGAGCGCGTTTCCCTATGCGACCGCGTCACCATCAAGCACCTGCTCCTCGGCGTTGAAGCAACAGCGAAGGTAATAAAGACGGTATATAACTGCCTTGCAGAAAAATACGTGTCGATTACTCTAGGCTCTGCGCGTAACACCCTTGTGGACACCGTGACAAATACGCAATCCACCACCGATGCTACAACGAGCAAGGTTGATAGGCTTCCCACTCTTATGATGGCGGCTATCCAAAAAGCCACAGACACCATCACTGGTCAAAATGGCGGTTATGTCGTTATTAACACCGCAAACGGTACTGCTCTCCCCTATGAGCTTTTAATAATGGACAAACCGTCAATCGAGGAAGCTGTCAACGTGTGGCGTTGGAATCTTGGCGGGCTTGGCTTTTCCAAGAATGGCTACAACGGCCCCTATGAGACAGCAATCACCTCGGACGGAGAAATCGTTGCTGATTTCATCACCTCCGGCACTTTGGTAGCAAACATTATCAAGGCTGGCATTATCTCCTCTATCGATGGTTCTTCCTACTGGAACATCGAAACTGGTGAAGTCGTTCTCAAAGCCTATGCAACGAAGGACACCGTCACTCAGCTCACCGCCACCGTTGATGGTATTGCCATCCGTGTTTCTGATGCTGAAGGCAATATAACTTCTCTTGAGCAGAGTGTTTCCGGCATTGCTACCAGAGTGTCCACCGCAGAAGGCAACATCAGCACCCTTACGCAAACTGCAACAAGCCTCACTACTCGTATCACCAATGCAGAGGGAGACATCTCCGGCATTGAGCAAAATGTAACGAGTATTACTACACGGGTGACCACTGCGGAAGGAAATATCTCTTCCCTTACCACTGATGTTAATGGCATCAAGACCCGCGTTTCCAATGCGGAAGGAGATATTAGCTCTATAGAGCAAAACGTCTCTGCTATTACGACCAGGGTTTCTACCGCAGAGGGTAACATATCCACTTTAACCACGAATGTTACAGGCATTGCAGCAAGAGTGGTCACAGCCGAAGGAGATATCTCTGCTTTGGAAACAAGCGTGTCCGGCATTACCGCCCGCGTCTCTAATGCTGAAGGTGATATTTCTTCCCTTGAAACGAGCGTTAGTGGTATTTCAACACGGGTATCTACTGCTGAAGGAAACATATCCAGCCTTACGCAGACGGTAAACGGATTCAGCACCAGAATTTCGACTGCTGAAGGCAATATCTCCACCATCTCGCAAAACGTCAACAGTCTTACCACACGTGTAGAAACTGCCGAGGGAGATATTTCCACGCTTGAGCAGACAACCTCTTCTCTTTCCGCTACTGTATCTTCAAAGGTAAGCTCGTCCGGCGGTAGTTCTTCTTCCTTTGGATGGAGCCTCACGAGTAGCGGCTTTTACCTTTATTCCAATAGCTCAACAGTTATGTCGGTTACAAGCTCAGGTCTTTCGGTCAGTGGTTCTATTACCGCTTCATCGGGAACGATAGGTGGCTTCACCATTGCATCGACAAAGCTATACAAGACAAAAACGGCTTATAACAACACAACCGCAGGTGTATATCTTGGTACGGACGGTATCGGTCTCGGTGCCGGAACTTTCTATGTTACCTCGGCGGGATACCTTTATGCGACAAGCGGAAAAATCGGTGGTATGAGCCTTAACGCAAGTCAGATGTTTTCGGACAACTTTATCTTAGGTACAGTTTACGATGCAAATGACTCGTCAAAATCCTTTACCACTCTTTCCTTTGGCTCCACTGATGGTACAACCTTTACTGCGACAACGGTGCTTACGAACAGCGGTTGCTATATGTATTCCCTATCTAGCGACTACATCTATTGCGGTGTAATTCGTGCGATGTCCATAAGAGCAGACGCAGGTGTCAGTTCGACCACAGGCTTTTATTTCGGCTATTCGGGCGGTTCTGTAACCTACAGTGCAAAGCTCACGTGGAGTGGACAGATGCTTTACCTCAAAATCTATAACGAGGATGGAGTGCAAACTGCTCTTGCTGAAGCGAAAACATTTACTGTTCACTATGCTTGCATTTGGGGTAGCGATACTACTTGGAATGCAACTGTATCCAAAGGCTCAAGTTCCACATCCCTTGACACCAATGCCTTTTGGGGTATTGACTACGCAACCTTTAACTATTCAAGCTCGAACAAGTCGCAGCACACTTATTATTTCACGATATCCGGTACCAGTGCCGCCACAACGATTACTTGCCGAGGCCATATCGTGCCCTGGAGTGATAACACCTACGACTTAGGCTCCGCTGCCTACAAGTGGCGTAACATTTACGGACAGGCGGGTGTCGTTAATACCTCGGATAGAAACGAGAAGTTCAATGTTCTCCCGCTTGCCGAGGTTTATAGTCGCATCTTTGACAGTCTTATCCCGGTTACCTTCAAATTCGTTGAGAATACAAGTGACCGTACCCACATCGGCCTCGTTGCTCAAGACGTGAAGGATGCGGTTTTAGCCCAAGGACTCACAACAAAAGAGTTCGCGGGTTATTGCGAGTGGACTAATGATGACGATACTGTCGGATGCGGTCTGCGCTACAGTGAGTTCGTGGCTATGAACATCTACGAAATCCAAAAACTCAAGGCTCGTGTTACAGAGCTTGAGGCACAAATCAATAAAACGGAGGAAAACAACAATGAAACTTAAAAACATTCTAGAGGCAAATCTGCCCCTCAAGCGTTTATCTGAAAAGCGCCTGGCAAGCTACAAAAAGATGCGAGAGCTTGTGAAGTTACGCAAAGCAGTTGAACAAGAGGTAGAGTTCTATGCCACTGAAGAAGCCAAGTGCGTTGACGCTTATGCCGAAAAGGGCAGCAAGGGCAATCCCCTCTTCCTTGAGGATGGCAGATTGCGTTTGAAGGACGCTGACGCCAAGGTTGCCTTTGAAAAGGAAATCTCGGCACTGCGAGAAACCGACATTGATGGCATCACCCCGATTACCCTTTCGGAGACAGATTTCCTTGATGCGCTTGACTTCCCCACCACAAATGAAATGATTGCACTTGAGTGCATCATCAATTTTGAAGATTAAGGAGGTAAAGCTATGGAAATTGTCACCACCATTGCAGGGGTAATCACCGCTTTAGGTGTTATCTTCGGTCTTGTCTTCGCTATCTACAAGTGGTACTTGAAGCAGGAAAAGCAAGACAAAGACATCAAAATCATCAAAGAGGAGCAGTTGCTTCTCACGCAAGGTGTTCTTGCCTGCCTTAAGGGTTTGCAGGAACAAGGCTGTGACGGTCCCGTAACCGTTGCAATCAAGAAAATTGAAAAGCACCTGAACGAACAGGCGCACAAATAAAAACATATTGGAGGAAAACACTATGACATCCATCTACGAAATCGCAACCATCCCCGCTATTGCCGCTATCGTTTACACGATTATCGACATCGTTAAGACCGCAGTCGGAGGCACGGACAAGTTTAAGAGGTTCATCCCTCTTATCTCCTGCGCTCTCGGTGCTGTTATCGGCATCATCGCATATTTCTGTGTCCCCGGCGTGATGGAGACGCAGAATGTTCTTGTTGCCATCGTGCTTGGCGCGGCAAGTGGTCTTTCTGCAACCGGTACGAACCAGGCTGTCAAGCAGCTCACAAGCAAGACCGATAAAACTGAATAAGCTACAATAGCAAAATGCCCATCGAGGAGTTTTTCCTTGGTGGGCATTATTTTTTTGCACTTTTTCAAAAAACTTATCGAGATTTTTTCCGAAACGAGATTTTTTTCCTCGGTGGTGTACTAGGGATACCCCCTGAAGGAGGAAATATGACCACTACACAAAAAGACAAAATACGAACCCTGCGTTTGCAAGGCAAAGGATACACCGAAATAGGAAACGAACTCGGACTTTCCCCAAATACAGTAAAGACATTCTGCTACCGTAATGAGCTGTATGCAGAGGCGCTAAAGAATGGTGCAACACACTGTAAAAACTGCGGTAAGTTAATAAAGGAAAAATCAAAGACAAGACCTCGTAAATTCTGCTGTGAGGCTTGCAAAATGAAATTTTGGAACACCCATAGATATGCAAGGGTAAACGATAAAATTGTCGAGTTCATCTGCGTTCAATGCGGTAAGCGCTTTACCGATTATGCGGCAGCAGACAGAAAGTTCTGCTCCCTTGACTGCTATCGAGAGCGAGGTGAAGGTTATGGCAAATGACTTCTATGATGCTCTTACCAAATACAAATCGGTTATGTTGCAAGCCAGAATGATGCTTTCACAAGGGCTTATCAATGCGGAAGAATACACAAAAATTGAGGAACGAATGTGCGGGAAATTTGGTATCAATTTTGATTGTTTATTTCGCGAAAATGACTTGATAAATAGTGATATTTATGGTAATATACGACCTACAAAGGAGGTGTAACAATGCCAAAAATAATCACTCAAATCAAGCACCCACCCAAGTTGGCAAAAAAGAAAAAAGTAGCAGCCTATGCTCGTGTTTCATCTGGCAAGGATGCTATGCTACACTCCCTTTCGGCACAGGTCAGTTATTACAGCTCTCTAATCCAAGGAAATGCCGACTGGGAATATGTAGGCGTTTACTCGGATGAGGCAATCTCCGGCACAAAGGAGAGTCGCCCTGGCTTTCAGCAGATGATTGCTGATTGCCGAAATGGTAAGATTAATATAATCATCACAAAATCCATCTCCCGCTTCGCACGAAATACTGTAACTCTCCTTGAGACAGTTCGAATGCTTAAAGCGTTGGGGGTGGATATTTTTTTCGAGGAGCAAAACATACACACCATGAGTGCAGATGGAGAGCTTATGCTCACCATTCTTGCATCCTACGCTCAAGAAGAAAGCCTTTCGGTAAGCGAGAATATGAAATGGCGTGTTAAGAAGAATTTCGAGGCTGGCATTCCCTGGCACGGCAGATTCTTAGGCTATCGTATGGTAAAAGACCACTACGAGGTAGTTCCCGAAGAGGCAAAGTTAGTTCAACGCATATTTCAAGAATACCTTGATGGTAGCGGAACAAACAAAATTGCACAAGGGCTCAACGAGGATGGCATTCCCCCGGTTAGAGGTGAGATTTGGTATAAGACAACCATTGTCCGCATCATTACGAACTACAACTACACAGGCAACTTGATTCTGCAAAAGACCTACAAAGACAGTCACCTCGCAAAAATGTCCCAAACCAACGAAGGTCAATTGCCGAAATACCACGTTGAGGATAGCCACGAAGCCATTATAAGCCTTGATACGTTTATGGCAGTGCAGATGGAAATAGAGCGCCGGGAAAAACCGCAAAAACCAAAGAAAACTTATCCGTTATCTGGCAAGATAAAATGTGGTAAATGCGGTAAGAGCTACAGACGCAAGGTAACTGCCACAGGTCCCGTTTGGATCTGCGCCACATTCAACACAAGAGGCAAGAAATACTGTGCATCAAAGCAAATACCCGAAAGCACCCTTGAGTCGGTGGTATACTCAATTACCGATGACGCAAGCAACATTGAAAAAATAATGGTTGATGATAACAACACACTTCACTTCCATATGACAGACGGAATGGTAATCACACGAACTTGGGAAGACCGTTCACGCTCGGAATCCTGGACAGCGGAAATGAGAGAACAAGTCAGCCAAAGAAATAAAAGGAGGTTCGCATAATGGCAAAACGTGCGGTAACATGCATCCCAGCAACAAAAAACAAATTCACTGCCCTTCCCACCACATCAATTAAGAAACGAAGGACTGCAGCCTACGCACGTGTTTCGACAGACAGTGATGAGCAGTTCACTTCCTACGAAGCACAGATTGATTACTACACCCAATACATACAAAAGCGTGAAGATTGGGAGTTCGTAAAGGTCTACACGGATGAGGGCATTTCAGGTGTTATGACAAAGAACCGCGACGGTTTTAACGAGATGATTGCTGATGCGCTCAATGGCAAAATTGACCTCATCATTACCAAGTCCGTTAGCCGATTCGCAAGAAACACGGTAGATAGCCTTACCACAGTTAGAAAACTGAAAGAAGCTGGTGTTGAAGTATTCTTTGAAAAGGAAAACATATACACTTTTGACTCAAAAGGTGAACTTTTGATTACAATTATGTCCTCTTTGGCACAAGAAGAGAGCCGTTCCATTTCCGAGAATGTAACCTGGGGCAAGCGAAAAAGTGCTGCTGATGGCAAGGTTAGTTTGCCATACAAGAGCTTCTTGGGATATGACAAAGGGCCAAACGGTCAGCCTGTGATAAACGAGGAACAAGCGGTTACTGTTAGACTTATTTACCACCTCTTCTTGATGGGAAAAACGCCTGCTGGAATTTGCAACCACCTTGAAAGCCTTGGCATTCCCTCTCCTACCGGAAAGGATCATTGGAGAAAGGAAACCGTATTCAGCATTCTAACTAATGAAAAATACAAAGGAGATGCGTTGCTCCAAAAGAAATTCACGGTCGATTACCTTACCAAAAAGCAAAAGGTCAACGAGGGTGAAGTTCCCCAGTATTATGTTGAAAACAGCCACCCCGCAATTATCTCCCCCGTTCAGTTCGATATGGTTCAAGCGGAGATTGCCCGTCGTAAGCTTTTAGGACGCTCGTACAGCGGTTCTAGTGTCTTTGCAAGTAAAGTTGTCTGTGGTGATTGCGGAAGCTTCTACGGCAAGAAAATTTGGCACTCAAACGACCCTTACCGCAGAGAGATATGGCGCTGCAACCAAAAGTTCAAAGGCACTGACAAATGCACGACCCCTGCGTTAGACACTGAGGTTATACAGCAAGCGTTCCTTCGTGCTTACAATGAGCTGATGGGTAATCGAGAGGAAGTTATAAATGCTTGCGAAGAGATGCGAGAAATCGTTGGAGATTGCACCACTCTGGATGCCGAAATTGAATCCTTAAACGATGAGCTTGAGCTAATTGCGGAACGAGTTAACCAATGCGTCAAAGATAATGCTTCCTCTGCAATTGACCAGGGTGAATACACACGGAAATACAATAGTCTAGTTAAGAAATATGAAAAAGCCTCGGAGGCATTAAAGAAGGCTACAGAAGAAAGACAGCGCCGAACTGACCGAGACCGAGACTTGCGCATCTTCATAGCCGCCCTTAAAGAACGACCTCTAATTCTTGAGGAGTGGAATGATGAACTGTGGCTTACCCTTCTCGACACAGCTACCGTGTTTAAGGAAGGTCACATAGTATTCAAGTTCAAAAACGGAACAACCATAAAGGTTGAAATATAAGAAATCCCCTCGCCGCCTTGATGGTAGCGAGGGTGTTCTCTGTCTATAATGTTGCTAAGTCAATGGTTTCGTCTTCAAAAATGAGCTGGAGTAATTTTGAAAACTTCGCTTTGCTCATATTGTGTCCGGGAAGTGCGTATCTTTGATAGCACCTTTCAATCATTTCGGGAGTAAAGAACTCTTGCTTTTCATATATGGCCTTTATGATTCCCGGTGCTAGCATTGCATCGCTTGATGAGCCACTTGCATAGTTTTTCATATCGTAATAAAGCACAAGAATATAATAATACAAAGAATCTGCTTTCTTATCTTCTGATGCAAGAAGCTCGGCCTTTTTCAGTAATACATTTCTTGCCCATCCAAGTATGCCTTCTTTGCTATACTCATTAAATTTGTCATTGAGTATTTGCCAAATAACATCATTGACGCGATTGCTTTTCAACTTTGCTTGTTTAGCTTCATATTCAGCGGGCGTTATGTCATACTTCTTAACTACGAAAATATACTCATACTGCTTTAAATATTCCCAACCCTTATCAGACGGAACATATAGCACTTCTAAATCAAGCGTTTTTAAGTCGACATCATCGATGATTCGCTGTATCAATGCATCCTTTTTTCCCTTATCCGAAAGACCATTGTCGAGCAAAATCTTTTTCAGTTGATCCACTTTAAGCCTACTAAGCGAAGCGGAAACAGGCGCTTCAGTCAAGTATCCCTCATCGACAACTCTTTGATGGTATTTTGCTGGATTGTTTACTTTATACTCATATTGGAAGTAGTTAGGGTAATCTGCGCTCTTTTTGCCAATCGGCTGTCCGCTGTACTCACAATAATGGATAAATGCTGCAGTTGCGTATTCATCGTTACGAGATACATTTGCAGTTGCGCTTGCGACGGTTTTGGGAGAGTTTTCAACAGTTGCAGTGCTATTGTTTTCTTGCTCTGTAAATGCTTTATTCATTATGTCGATAATATGTAATACTCGTTTTACATCGGAAGTCATAACATCATACGAAGCACCACCTGAAACAACTCTTATGCCATCACGGTGCTGATTAATTGAGGTTATTTTTGGTATGACGAGATTGAAAGCATCCACCTTGCATTTGAAAACCAAACGCATATTTGTTATATACAAGGTTCCTTTATAGTACTCAGTTTCCTGTTCGCTCTTAACTTCTACTTCTTTTTTTCTCTTAATACCAGCCACCCAAGGTGTCCAAAAAAATGACGTTTTTGTTTTCGGCTTTTCTACAATCTTGGTTACGACTTGATAGGACTTTGCCTTTCCCTCATAAAAGCAAACTTCACCTTCTAACAT